CAAATCTCATTATGTCTTTCATCATTTCTTTTCTTTTTGACGGACTCTTAACAGTAACTATCATCTTTTTAAATTCATCAAGTTCTACCTGTTCAAACTTTTGAAACTTACGCTTACCAACTAGTGTGCCATAATCTCTTACTTGACCAGGTGTTTTGATATTGAAAGTTCTCATCGTTTTGATTTGATCTGCTTGATCAGGTCCCTGTGTCCAAGTATCTATGTTAGCGATCTTAGGTTGACCAGGTGTTACGATTGGTAACTTTCTTTTCTTATCTTTCTTTTCATCTTTTTCAGTTTCATCTTGTTCTCTATCAACACCAGCGGATTGCTGATCTTTCGCACTATCATTATCTTTATTCTGTTTTATTTCTTCTTCAAATGATGAAAAAGATTTTAGTTGTTTACTATTCTTTTGTAATACTAATTTTTTCTTATCAACACTTTCTGTTTGTAATTCTGTATCAATAACCTCTGCAGGTTGTATATCATCTAAAAATGCCTTCTCTACACCACCATCTTCCATTTCATATTGAATATAGTTTGGCCCTCTTTTGATAATCGTACCTACATTACGATTTGATATTACCTCAATTTGTTCACCCATTAAATAAATCTCATTATTGTGATACTGTTCTCTAATATTCTTCAACTCCTCATTATCATTAGGTGGTAGTATTTCTTCACTAACACCCATTTGTTTTTTTAAGTCTTTAAATAATTTCATGGCGTCATTCTCCCTTGTGCCTGCGATAAGTCCCGCTCTAAAACTTTTGAAGTCATTTCTCATAGCAAAATCTCTCATCTTACTGGCACTCATTCCTTTTGCACCAGTGGCGTCTGGGTCTCTACCCCCAGCACTCACTACTTCAATTGTATCAAAGTTATAGTCCTTACCATTATACTGTTTCGTTAATCTTCTAAATTCTGCGACCCTATCTGAACCTGCAATCATCATAACATCTGTATATTTTTTGTCAAATCTATTTTTCAATATTTCCATAAATGTTCGTTCTCTACCCGTTGCAGGTAAAATTTGTATGCCAGTTGGATACATCTTTTTTAGATAGTCAATCTTTTGTTTCACACTCAATGGATTTTTTCTTCTATCCTGAGTGGCACTCACATATAGCACAGGTAGACCTTTTACCCTTTTTGCCATAGTGATAACTCTATCAATTAATTTTTGATGACCTATTGTTGGTGGGTTCATACGACCAAATGCAAACACAACGGTCTGCTTTCGTCCTATGTCCTTTCTTAATAGTTCTTTAATTGTCTTCATTAAATTCCTTAAATGATTTTATCTTCACACTCTCGCCTCTTGCTGTTTTAAAATCACTAGACTTTGGCGCACCTTTACTGCCTGGTTTTCTCATCTTCTCACCAGACCCTCGTTTTATTCTTTCTCTTTTCTTATGAATATTTTTCCACAAACTCATTACTCGCCCCCTCCGTTACCACCATTACCTGGTGTAGCACCATTGCTACCATTACCATTCGCTCCGTTACCATTACCATTGCCGTTACCATTACCTTGATCACCACTTGTATTCTGTGGTTCTTGTTTTGGCCCTGGCCCTATTCTACCATAGTATGCATACTTTCTAAATTTAGGCACACACACTTTAAGTTTCTTATCGTACTTATATCCTGGTGGACACTTTTTACTTTCTGCAAATTCTTTAAAAGACCACATCAACCACCACCTTTCGCAATCATAATCGCTGCCATGTAATCGTTAGCGTCTTTCTCATTCTTATAAACTTTCTTTAACTCTTTCGCATGTTTACCACCTGGTGTCAAAACTCTTTTTTTGTTTTTAAATTTATCTGCATAAACACCATAACCACCACCTGGCATTTTTCTTACATCTTCACAAAATTGTTTAAATGTTAACATTAACCTTCCCAGTTCTTTGCAGCCGTAAAGTTTTGAATACTAAACTCTAGTCTATCAACTAACTTTACTGCCTTACCTTTCTTATCTACTGCAACATAACCTTCTGGGTTTGTTGCCTTTAATCCATTACCTTCTCTCTTAAATGTGCCAATAGACTTCGCTTTGTTTAGTTTGTCTATAATAACTTTCTTTGCTCTTTGTAGAGACTTATAAGTGGCACATGCCATGTAGATTGATTTATTATGTTCATCTATAAACTTGATACCAGTATCTTGTATTGTTTGATACTTTTGTTTTGAAGCATCTGTCTTTACTCTATCAATTTCTTTTTGTGTTTTTTCTGCATAGTAATTTTTAAAATTAGTTGCCGTCTCAACTGTAGATGGTAAATCAGTTGCGGCACGAATAAAACTGTTTAGATAAGTTTTAAGTTGTACACCTATAGATAAAGTATTCTTTTCTGTTTTAATTTTATTCAATAGTTCTTTTGATTGTTTTAAACTACCACTTGCCATATTGATAATCTTTTGTAGTTGTTGAGTTTCACCTATAGTCATAGTTGCATTACCAGATACATCTTTATATGAAGCGTCATCAAACCAGACATTAGGTGTCCTTCTTAATTTAGAAACATTGGCACCAAACTTTGCTTTCATCTTATCAAAACTACTACCTTTGTATGTTGTATGAAACACAATACCTAATTTACTTCTTTGTATCTTCTTACCAAATGGTGTATTTTCAGGCACCATATAAATGATAGTGTTAGGTTGAAAAGATATCATTACCTCAGATTTACCACTACCATCTTTGTAAGTAGTAGTCTTCTTACCTGATGATGTAAACATCAAATCACCTTGTAATACTTCTTTCATACCTAGACCAGATAGATATTGTAAACATTCTCTTAATATATTTGCAACTGGTCCATCATGGTTGTTTCTTATATCTTGTATTGTGTAATTTACTTTAGGTGTCTTATTGAATACAGACTTTGTGCCTACAAAAAATTTACCATTCTCTGGACTTGGTCCACAAACTATCGCAGGTGCACCATCCCATTTTGTTGTAACATTTAATTTACTTGTTGAATTACCTGCCAACATATCTTTAAGACTTTCTAAAAAAGCAATCGCATTTTTACCACCATCAAAACCATTATTGATGATATCATCTTCTAAATGTTCTAGGTGTGTGTTCTTATCTTCTATTAAAAAATCCATTATTTAACCTTTATACCTGGTGTGTTGATATATAATGACTTACCTGCCCAACCCCCAGCGGCTCTCGTTCTACTGGTTATAGGTATAGAAACATCTATGCCTAATAACTTGTATTTAAAATTTAAAGTGAATTGTTGAGACTTACCATCATAGGTGTATTTTATACCACTATAATTTTTTGTATCTTTGTTTAATAAAAATTCTTTGTATTCTTCATTACTCGCAACATCTTTTATAGTTGCACCTGATTCAGTACCAACTAAAAGTTTATAAGGACATGGTGTGGTGTCCGCACTATCTGGGTACATGTACAAACCTATTGTGTTTAAGAAGTACATCAAGTTTTTTGGTTTCTTTAAATAATTACCAAAACTGTTAATTAGATTATTTCTAAATCCATAATAGAAACCATCTTTGTAAAAGTTTAATTTATCTTTGTTAAATTCTTTTGCCAATGTTGCAAATGCCTTTTTACTAATACTCTCACTAGGTTTCTCTCTTTCAATTTTAAATTTACTTAATGCTTTCTTTGCGTTCTTACCTTTTACAGTTTTTGATGTATCATTCCACGCCTTGTCCATCAGACTAACTATATTTTTATATTGTGTTTTATCTTCTAACTTTTTATAGAAACTATGCATAGCAGTATTGAACTTAGGTGTTACATCTTTACCTACTGTCGCCTTGTTAGAGTAACCTATGTAATCTGTTTTACCTATCTGTAAGATTATATCACTAGGATTATTTTTTGCGATATTACCTGGTTTACCACGAGCAGTCCAGAAATACTTGATAGGTTTTTTAGGTAAATCTTTTCTAACTGCCTTTGCCATCTGATATCCTATGTTGATATCTTTTTCAGGTGTTTCATCTTGGTTAATCATTTGTTTTAAAAAGTCAAAAGTAATTTCTTCTTCTTTACCTTTGACAACCATGTGAATCCCTGTCCCGCCAGTCTTACCACCTATGTCATTCATAAATGTTTGTGCGTCTGTAAACTTAGGATACTTTGCGAAATATAAAGAGCAATATTCATTTACATTCGCTGATGCTGTGGAGTTTTTTCTAGTCTTCATGCCATAGTGTCCTATAACATCTTTCATTCGAAGACTTACACTATATGGTAATTGTTTATCACCATCAAATACTTGAAATTGAAATTTACCTTTATCGCTGATAGATGTGCCTTTAGGTTTATCGACACTCTTAAACTTTAATTCTTTTTTAGGTTTGACTTCTTTTTTAACAACTTTTTCTACATCAGGCGTAACAGTATAAAAAGGGTTGAATACACCCTTCTGCTGATAGTCTGGCGATATTGTTAATTCTCTTATATAGTCTTTAAACTTTAACATCATAACTCCCATGTATATACTAAAATAACTATTTAGTCAATAAGAAAGTTAGGAATACCTCCGTTTACTAGCCATATCTGATTTTTATTATGAAATTCTGCAAATTCCTTTGCTTTATCACGGAACTTAAATACTTTTATAGTTCTATCTTTGTTCTCAACTACTGCAAACTCATAAGACTTACCCTTGCGTTTAGTCTTTACAGAATACTCTATGCTAGAACTTGAAGTCTTGGAACTTCTTGTACTTTTCTTCTGGACTTTCTTCCGTCTTTTCAAGGTTGTGTTCGACATATTTCTCCTGTTCTGGTTGTATTAAGTTTTGTGCCTGTTGTTCTATATCAAACAGTCTCATTCTGGCACGGTCAACACCAATAATAAACTTACGATTTACTGTTGGGTCATTATATCTGTTCTTCAACTGTTTGACTAACATCTGGCCTGCTCTTTCTAATTCTTCACTACTAATTAAGGCAAACATGAAGTCTGCTGTAGCGGGCAAACCAAAACTCTCTGAGGTATCTTCTAACCCAATATCACTAGATACAAAACCAGATCGTGTAGTTTGAGTTGCGGTTACGATTGGCACATCTAGTTCTACTGCAAGACCACGCATTTCTTCAGCGATTGCTTTTACATAGGTATAACTATTCACATTACTACCAGGTTTAAATCTACTTGACGCACATATATTGATATAGTCAACAAAGATTAAATCTGGTTTGAATGTTCTCTTTAATGCTAACTCATTCACTAATGCACGGTAATGATTAACACTTGCACTAGCAGTAGGATATTCTTTGATAATTAAAGTACCAGTAGTTTTAGATTGTAACTTGACTATCTTTTCGTTAAACAGTTTTTTGTTTAACATATGTAAATCTTCCATAGATATGCCAAGTAAGTTTGCGTCTATCCTTTCAGCAATTCTTTCTTCGGCCATTTCCATAGTGATATACAAAACATTTTTATTCTGTGCCAATGCACTTGCAGCCTGATGACACATAAACAAAGTTTTACCAACACCAGTACCCGCTAATGCAACATTAAGAGTTTTAGTGGGCAAACCACCTTTTGTTACTTTGTTGAAATAATCTAAATCAAATGGTATACGATTTTCTTTTTTATGGTAGAAATCAAATCTTCGTTCTATATCAAGTAGGTAATCATGGCCAACATTACGGTCGAAACTAACAGATAAAGCGTCTCTTAATATTTCTGGTAT